AGGTTGAACCATATTTAAGAGATATTGAAGCTAAGAGAGGAATTACTGAGTTTCTTCTTGTTTGTGATGAAACCAATAACACGCCAGAAGTTATTGATAGAAATGAATTTGTAGCTGAAATTTATGTAAAGCCTGCTCGTTCAATTAATTTCATTGGACTTACTTTTGTTGCAACGAGAACTGGTATTTCATTTGAAGAAGTAGTTGGTAGATTTTAATTTAACTAAGGAGATTAAAAACAATGTCTAACGGACCTCAAGAATTTTTAGTAAATAGTAGAACACTTGACAAGTTCAAGTCAAAACTGACTGGTGGCGGCGCTAGAGCTAACTTATTTGAGTGCGAAATCCCAATTCCTGATTTTGCAAAACCAGATAATGTAACTGATTTAAATGATAAAATGAGAATGTTAGTTAAAACTGCTGCTTTGCCAGGTTCAACGGTTGCGTCAATTCCCATTCCATTTAGAGGAAGAGTCTTAAATGTTGCTGGAGACAGAACATTTGAGTCATGGACAGTTACGATTATTAATGATACCGATTTTGCTCTTAGAAGAGTTTTTGAAAAGTGGATGAATGGAATGAATAGACACTCAGATACTTCTGGTTTTGTCAATCCTTCAGATTACCAAAAAGATATTATGGTTAGTCAATTGGGAAGAGCTCCCTATAAATCTTCAGGTTCCTCTGGTAATGTTCCAATTTTAAGAACTTATAAAATGTATGGATGTTTTCCTTCAAGTGTAGGAAGTATTCCATTAAGTTATGATAGTTCAGATACTATTGAACAATATGATGTAACCTTTGAAATCCAGTGGTGGGAAGCTTTAAAGTCAGGTGGAACTTCCGACGTTAAATAAATAGATCAGTAGGTTTAATTTAAATTATAATGGCTAAATTGTTTGGTTTTAATATTCAAAGTGGTGAACAAAAATCTCCAACTACAATCAGCCCCGTCCCCAAGACGAATGAGGATGGGTCTGATTTTTATGTTGCAAGTAGTTTCTATGGGCAATATGTAGATATTGAAGGTGTTTATAGAACCGAGTATGATTTATTAAAAAGATATCGTGAGATGTCACTTCACCCAGAATGTGATACTGCAATTGAACACGTTGTAAACGAAGCCATTGTTGCAGATCTTAATGATTCTCCAGTGGAAATTGAACTTTCAAATCTTGATGTTGGTGATGAAATTAAAAATATCATTCGTCAAGAGTTCAAATATATCAAAGAAATCATGGACTTTGATAAAAAAGCCCATGAAATTTTTAGAAATTGGTATGTAGATGGAAGAATCTACTACCATAAAGTAATTGATTTAAAACACCCAGAGTTGGGAATTCAAGAAGTTAGATATATTGACGCATTAAAAATTAAGTTTGTTCGTGAACTTAAAAAGAAAAATGTGAATGATGCAGGAAACCTGATGTATGTAAATCAGGATCCTTCTAGAGAACTCAGCATGTTTGAGTCTCCAGAATACGAGGAGTATTTCTTTTACAATCCACAAGCATCAACAGGTATGCAAACTGGAACTGCTTATGGTAAAGGAATTAAAATTGCAAAAGATGCAATCACTTATATAACGTCTGGATTGATTGATAGAAATAAACAAGCTACATTATCATATCTTCACAAAGCAATTAAGGCACTCAATCAACTCAGAATGATTGAGGATTCTCTTGTTATCTACAGATTATCGAGAGCCCCAGAAAGAAGAATTTTCTATATTGATGTCGGCAATCTTCCTAAGGTAAAAGCAGAACAATACCTTCGTGAAGTTATGAATCGTTATCGTAACAAACTTGTTTATGATGCTTCAACAGGTGAAATTAAAGATGATAAAAAGCATCTTTCCATGATGGAAGACTTTTGGCTTCCAAGAAGAGAAGGTGGTAGGGGAACTGAAATCACAACTCTTCCTGGTGGGCAGAATCTTGGAGAATTGACTGATGTTGAATATTTCCAAAGAAAATTATATCGTGCTCTAAATGTTCCTGAGTCAAGAATCGGTGGAGATCAAGGGTTCAATCTTGGAAGATCTTCAGAAATTCTTCGTGATGAACTGATGTTCTCCAAATTTGTTGGAAGATTAAGAAAAAGATTCAGTCAAATCTTTCATGATATGTTGAAGACTCAACTCATCCTTAAGAACATTATTACTCCAGAAGATTGGGAGTATATGTCAGATCATATTCAATATGATTTCTTATATGACAATCACTTTGCAGAACTAAAACAGTCTGAATTAATGACTGAAAGATTAAATCTTCTTGCAACTGTCGAACCTTATGTCGGCAAATACTACTCAGTTGATTATGTGAGAAGGAAAGTTCTTCGCCAAACTGATGAGGAAATTGTCGAGACTGATATGCAAATTGATTTAGAAAAACAACTTGGTATTATTCCACCACCAATGGATCCGATGACTGGAATGCCAATGGATGGTTCTGGTGGAGATCAAGGATTAAATGATGTTCAGGATATGGGAGAAGTTCCAAAAGAACCAGGCATTTCTGGATCAGAAACAGAAGCTCCTCCAGGTGAAGAAGCGCCACCAGCAAAAATGCCCAAAGGGGGCAAAATATAAATAAATAATAGATTATATCTAAACTATTATGGAAGATGATTTTGTAAATTTAATTATGTCAGATGCTTCCCCATCTGATATTTCTGATGCGATTAAATCAATGCTTTTTGCCAAATCGGTAGAAAAAATTGAAGGTGTTAAACCTTACGTTGCAGCCAGTATGTTTGGCAGTTCACCATTAGAAACAGAAGAATAATGCAAAGAACTAAAATTTTAGAAACACAAGAAACTACTGGAACTACTGCTGGAACCGCTACCAGCATTTCATCTGCAACTGTAGTTAGATTATATAACATTCAATCTGGAATTGTTACAGTTGGAGTCAGTACTCAAGTTGGTGCTGCTACAACAGAATATTTTGCAATGCCATCTGGTTCGGTAGAATTTTTAGAGAAAGCATCTACTGAAGTTATTTGGACATCTTCAGCAATTAGAGCTAACAAAGTCGGTTTTACTAACTAAAAACAATGAAACTCATCACAGAACAAATCGAAAATGTCAAGATTTTGACTGAAAATGTAGGAGGCAAAAAGCGTCTTTACATTGAGGGTATCTTTCTTCAAGCTGATTTAAAGAATCGTAACGGTAGAATGTATCGTTATGAAACTTTAGATAGAGAAGTTAAAAGGTATAACGAACAGTATGTAAAAGCTGGAAGAGCTCTTGGTGAACTTGGGCACCCAGATGGCCCTTCGGTTAATCTTGATAGAGTTTCACATAAAATTGTTTCCTTAATGCCAGAAGGCAAAAACTTCATTGGTAAGGCTCAAATTCTTGAGACTCCAATGGGTAAGATTGCAAAGAATCTTTTAGATGAGGGAGTCAAACTCGGCGTCTCCTCAAGAGGAGTTGGTTCGTTAGTAGAACAAGGTGGAGTTAAAGTTGTTGCTGATGACTTCATGTTATCTACTGCTGCAGATATCGTAGCAGATCCTTCCGCACCTGATGCGTTTGTTCAGGGAATTATGGAAGGAAAAGAGTGGGTTTGGAATAATGGCATTCTCGCCGAAAAAACCCTAAATAGTCTCAACTCACTTACTCCTACTATTGATAGGAGAGTTCGTGAAGAGAGACTGTTGAATCTGTTCAACAGATTTTTGGAAAATATTTAAATTTATAAATAAATATTAGAATAAAGGAAATACCTATTTTATTCGGAGAGATCAATGTCAAGGAAAACAATGAGTAATTTGCAAGAGGAGGGAGCACCAATGTATGCTTCCACTAAATCAGCAAAACAGTCTAAAACTGCTGTAAACGCTAACGCACAAGCTGGGGATGCAATGGTTGCAAATCCCTTTGTTGGTTCAACTCCTGGCCAGTCGATCACCGATCTTGGAGGGCCAACACCTGATAACTACAGATCAACTGATGATTCTTCCAAGTTAAACACTGGTGGAATGAAGACAGTTAGAGATGTAGTAAATGCTAAGGCTGCAAGAGCTGAAGATTTTGAATATGATGAAGATGAAGAGCTCTTAGAAGGCAAGTGTGAGGAAGATGAGGAAAATGAAGGAGGCATGACTCAAGGCAAGAATGGGGAAGACACTCCTAAGAAGAAGAAAATGAAGGAAGAAGTAGAAGACGAAGAAGAAGAGTATGA